TGAGCAAAAAGAACTGCTCATAGACTTGTTTTATGTATTGGTCACTTAGGCCAAAAAAACCCTGCGCCAAAGGGCACATTTACCTCCCCTTCATGTGCGCATTCTAGGCACAAAAAAGTTTGATTCATATCAACATTGGGAATAATTTGTTGATAAATAGTTCTCAATTGGCGCGAATCAATTGCAGGCATATGCTGGATGAATGATTCTATATATTGTTTATCTTTGTTTCCACCAACTGAGACAATAATTGTGCGAAGTTGATCTGTTAAATTAGATTCCGGGAGCTTTCTTTTTCTTCTACTTTCCATAAGTTGAACCAAGCCTGTTTCTTCCCTGCTAGTCATCAATCTTACTTCAACATCCATTTTCATTTTGTCGATATGAATGACGAAAGTATTCTCGTCAGTCCTCTTAACACCATGCTTCTCATAATCATTATCCACAATATTTTCACACTCTTGTAAATCAAAAGCAAAATCTGAACTCTCTGCGCAGGCAGGGCATGTAACTTTGGCTATATATTCCGATCCGTAACCAGTGATCCTAGAGGCAACAACTATTGCATTTTTATCTCCTATCAATAGGCTATCAACCTTAATTGACTTATTAACAATAATATTCTGAAGAAATCTATCAATAGCAACCCCCTTTTTCAAAAGGGTTCTAGAGGTCAAGGTGTCCTCGTCTTTTGCTGTCATATGACGAATCTCAATTGTGTCTTCACCATGCAAAGGGTGGTTTTCGGGGTAAAACTCCCCTTTAGAGGGAAGTTCCACAAACTCTGTGGGGGTTACGAATTGTAATGCTTGTTCTGGTTGGGAATTTGATTGTGGTTGTTGGATTGGAGGGTTTTCACCTCTGTTGAGCGCGCCAAGGCGATCTTCATTGTTTCTCATTTTTACCTCATATATTTATTATAAAAGTTTCTATGGTGTCTGGAACCCGGCTGTGACCGCTGGGCTAGATCCGGGCGCAGACATCGTAAACCAATCATACCTCATAGTTATGTCAATGTTAAGTAAATCGTCACTTTCATAGTCAACTTCATTGAGGTTGCAGTTTTTGATCCATGCGTTGTGCAGCGTATATGACTCAAGGTCGCCGCCATCTTGGTCTATCAAGGTCAAAGTAACATTTCCCAAGCCAGCAGTAGAAACATAACCTTCTTTTGAGATTGTTCTAAAATCTGTCTCTGCGTTACTAGGTAGAACATACCCTGCTTTGTCTAGGAGGTTTCTCATTACGACAGCAGCATTGGGAGAAATTGAATCAACAAGAGTCACGCTCATCTCCTCATATTCAACTCTTCCGGGATAATAAAAAGTATGATTAAGAAAAGCATGGGTGCTTTCAGATACAGACCAGCTTGGTCTTGAAACTTTCTTAACCATATATTCTGCGATATCGGGGACATTCAAACGCATCACCCATCTATATATTCTTTTTGGCTCGGTACCGGGGTTTGCCCAAAATTCTGCCATATTTCTAAGTCTCCTTCAACTATTTCGTATATTAAATAGTGGGGCAGATCTAAATCTACCCCGTTTATTTATTTTAATCGTCAAATGACGCTCCAGTTCTGGTGATCACAAAGTCAAGCGCGATGAACTCAATAGCCCGTGCTGGCTTCAAGAAAATCTTCGCGTACATGATGTTGCGGTCAATCAAATCTGGAGTTGTTGTTGTCTCATCAAGAACCAATCTATAGTCTGACAGACCAAATCTAACTTTTACACTCTCTAGCACAGGATTGACCAGAGCCTTGAACCTTCCCCAAGTTGCCGGGACATTATTATCAAACAGTACTTGGTTGGCAAGTCTAGAGATTTCCTTCTTGAGGAAAATCAGCAATCTTCGGACGTTAATCCTACTCAATGCTGAAGTTGTGGCATCCATTGTCTTCTGTCCGAAAATCACAATGCCCTCATTCGGAAAAGAGGCGATTGGGTTAATGTTGGCTGCATATAGGTCGTCTCTATTCTCAGAAGTCAATCGTTCTGTGATGTTAGTAACCGTTAAGCCAGAAGATCCTTGAGTTAAACCACCTCTATTGAAGCCGGCTGGTGCAAACCAAAGTTCCCCAACTCGGTCAGAATGGGCGAATGTCCCAAGAGCCACTACAGAGGGGGGTAGCCATACTGTGGCACTGTTGAGAGAATCGATAACTTGAACCCAAGGATAGTAAGTACAACCATAAGATGAGTTTTTCTTCCTAGTTTTGAAAGTTGTCACGGTTGTTGCAAGCTTGGTTGACACGCGGTCAGAGAAAGTACCATAGCTGCTTCCTTCATGCTGTGGATTATAAACAGACGGTAAATCAATGATAGCCATTGAATCGCCCCTTTCCTCACAGACAGTAACCATCAGATCGGTCAAAGACTCATTGGTCAAGCCGGGAGCCACCAACAAGTTGAAATCAACCTGCTCGGGATCCGTTGATGCATCCAGAGCTCTTCTCCAAGTGTTGTACTCATAACTTACCGTTTCGCTGGATCCAATGTTTCTATTAGCAAGAGGATCTGCTTCCGTAACGTCAAAGCCGTCAGACCCGCCCCACATTGGAACAGTAAACTTATTAAAGCCGTGATCGTCGAGAATACATGTATATGAACCAGTGTTGGCGGTGGCTGAATTGCCGGCTAAACGAGATCCGGATACATATGTTCCCTTTCCAAGCTTGCCATCACTATTAAGTTCATCAACCTTAATATCATCCAAAGTAAAAGCAACAGAAACCTCCACATTCGAAGTGCTGTCGCTGATTGCCACTGCATTCGGAAGTGGTCTTAAGATGTCATTGTTGCTTGGATCATAGCGATCAGAGCCAGCCATTCTAGAGTCATACCCAAAGTAGGCTGCTCGGGGGTTGGGCAAGCCTGCGTCGGAAGAGGATACCCTTAGAGCAATCGCTGGATATATATACGAACTGCTTGCTGCCGCCACTGAGCCGGCGAAGAATCCACCACTCGAATGAGCAGCTGCCGAACCCGTCATGCGAATACCTGTTTCTCCTGCAGCGTCAGCAGCTGCACTTGAAGTAGCAAACGTTGCGCCGGCTGTCATAGTACTATATGTTGAAACAAACTTGATGTCTTTGCCACCATTCCACTGATTGGTCATTGTCACAACACTGTCCGAGACAGCGGTGCCGGCTATATCTGTAACACTGTTTCCATCCAGACCCTCAGTAAGCATTGTAAGGGTCACAACAGCACCATCGGACGTAGCTGAGGCATTTAATGTGTCTGCCGTGTCTGCCGCATTAATGGCTGACGCAATGTTCGTGGCAAATTGAGCTGCATTGCTGTTCGCATTTGAAAATCCTATAACCGTAGCAGTAGAAGTATCGGTACTATTATCAATAGTAAAGCTCACTGAATTTGACTCTACGTCAACAATAGTCAATACTCTTGTGTTAGCTTGACCTGCTGTTTTGGAGAGCGCTGTAATCGTCGCGGTTGCGGCGGCACCATCAGCAATCCAAAATTGTGAAGGTCGTTCAGGACCATGGAAGCCAAAAGGAAGAAGAGAAGGATCTGTTGAGCCTTGAGCAACTTCATTGTTGACATCTACCCATATGAGTTTAGAAATATTTGGATAATCACCATATTGTCTGAATCTTCTTTCGTCGTCATCCCACGAAGTATAAATATTGCCAATTTTTCTAGCAATATAATTTAGTGAATTTGGATTCAAGTTGCAATTACTAAATTGCTCAAGAACTCTTACGTTATTATCTGTGTCTTTTGCATCACGAAGTATAACATCGAAAGTTCCAAATGCATCGACATCTGCATTCTGGGGAGCTTTAATATTGGCAATGGAAATTTTAATATTCCCATTAGCCCAATCTCCGGCATCCCGAGACTTAAATCTAAACAATTTTGTAATATAAGCTGTTGACATTGGATTAAAGCCAAGAGTAGTACTCCCCCTCAAATCTTGAGAGATAATCCAGCCACTTTGTGCCTCTGTTGCGCCGGCTTGTCGACCTGACCAGTCGCCTGTCCAATCTGTGCCAGCATTGCCCATACCCAATATAAACCCATAAGCACTTCCTGCAGCGCTTCCAGAGACAGTATCATTAATGCTTCTCTCAAAGCTCTCTCCAAGCCAATATTTCTCTTGATTGCCGGCTGCAGTAACACCGGTGTTTGTAAGGATTGGATTAGTATTAAAAACTTTTCTGATGTATCCATCCGAATCAGGATCAAAGTTGAAATTAACAGATTTGTCTCTTCCGGAGGTGCCAGAACAAATCAGAGCATTGAATCCATAACTGGCAGCGTTACTCTCTATCATTACAGCGCTTCCGCTCGTGGTTTCCCTGTGATCATTAGATGCACCGCCCCTGATCGTACCAGAAAGTTTGATTCCGCCATTTGCAGTTGGAAAATACCAAACTGCTGCCAAGGTACCTGTGAGTTCGTGTGAGTTTTTGGATCCAGAATCAATTAAAAACAGACCGTAGCTTCCACCACCAGCTGTCGTTCGTGTGTAGCCACCCCAGCCGGCTTGACCAGCAGTGGTTGCATCAGTGTGTTCGGCACCCAATAAACGAATAACTGTCGCAGTTTGACCGTTTCTCAACCAAGCTTGTGCTGCATAAGTAGCATACATGGGAGAAGTATAATTTCCATTCCTCCAGACGTCCCCACCTTGACCACCGGGGACTGGGTTTCCAAAAATTTCAATGTATTCAGAAAAGGAATTGACCGAAACGGGTCTCATTCCCGGACCTCGACCGGTCCGTCCAACAATTACTGGACCCCGCGCAGGAGTAGCGGCAGGAAGTCTAGAATTATCAATTTCATTGACGAAAACACCGGGGGATACGAACTTATATTTTGATACTGACATGCGTTATAGTCTCCTTATTAATTAAACAATAATAGTCTTTAATAAATAGTATATTATCGTTCCAAAGGACAAAAACAAAACTACTCCCTATAAAAACCACCTTTCTTGATATGCTCCGGAAGATCTCCGAATATAACTTTTTCTCTTGGAAGCTTAACCTCTACTGCATTTTCCCTAATAACTATCTTGGGCTGCTCTTGGTTTTTATCTTCTCCAATAATATAACCTAAAGTTTTAATATCAATTTTTGTCTCATAGGTTCTATGTTCTACGTCCATTGCCGAAACATTATTTTCTTGAGAAAGGTCTCCCTGAATAAATGACTCAAACCGATGACCATCATGCGATACAGTAAAGTAATTAATTCCACCAGTTTTGGTCATGAAGGGGGTTGTCAAGTCATTCATTTGCTCTTGATACTCTGTTTTGATTGAAATAGAATATGTAATATCTAGATAAACGGGCATTGGAATAGTAATTGTTTCATAGACAACCTTATTGGTTGGCTTGAGATATCCAAACTTATCACGGGTAGGGAAGGTGTGCTGCTTGGGTCCAGATTCATGGGTTCTTCTCCAAGAATCTGCATTGGCAAAATTCGCTGTCTTGTCTTGTTTTATCCTTCTCGCGATTGTTATGGAGCCGCCCTTTTCATCATTAATTTGTGGTACATTTCCCCAAGCAGTCCCTTTTCTGGATAAATCCTTTGTGACATTGGCTCTCTCTATGGTTATTATAGGGAGAACCAAGGCTCCGTCGATATCTCTGAAGTCGGCGTCTTTCTTTACTTGATATGCTCTTTCTGCAGATGCCCAGATTACAGGTACTCTCTCCCAGCCATCGTTCGTTGTTGTGAATAATTTCAGTTCGTCAGAAAGCCAGCTATATATAGCATAATCAACCGTTTCCAAAGTTGAGGGCATAAATGGTATTTCTTTTAAATTCTTAGCTGCCATCAAACAGTCCCTTTCTTGCCCTGATACACTTAGCCATTATCTCCATCTTGTGTTCTACTTGTCCAAAAATCTGTTTTGGCTCATTTAATGTCACAATTTCATAGTGAAAAGAACCATAGAGAACAAAATCACCTTCGCGAACAAACAAGTCCTGATCTTCTGTCAACCTTCTTTTGTGAAAGTGGATACTTAAGCTTGAACGACGATCAACACCATAGTTTGTTGTTGTTGTTTCGTGTCCTTCCCAATCAATAAGGGCATACACTCTTATTGGAGGAAGAAATGTTTTCTTTATTGCCTCTCCGTAAAGAGGATGAAAATCAGTATGATCTAAGCTTATTGGATAATATAATACTTGCTGACCAATGACTCTCTCGATAAGCTCATCATTGACTTGCTTAACAAGATTCCTTTCTTTCTTCCCCACAAACAGCGGTGGGGGTGGTGCTGCTGGTTGTGACCATTTATCGCTTGCCATTTTCCATTACCCCACGAATATTCCGGCTGGAACGTTTGATTGAACCTTGTTTGAATTATCCATAATTGCAGCTTCTGTCTCTGCAATCTTGGCATAAGTCAACTCATCAAGCACTGTCTTAAGCTCTTCTCTTAATTTTTCTTGTTCTTCCTTTGCTTGTGACATTAGTGCGTCTGCATTTAGTGTTATTGATTCGCCGGGAATCGGAATTGTTCCAAATTTACCTCGAACCTGTGCTAGTGTCTCTTTTGTTAAAGCCAAGGCAAATCTTCGAATCCATTGTTTGCCAATTGCGTTGATTCTCTTGAAAGGGATATTCTCAAATGGGAGCGTGTTCATATTATTAATACCAGCAGCTCCATCTGGACGGTCGCCAGTTTCTTCCCAAGCGTCGTCTTCAACGGAAAATTCGACCCACATCGTGCCCGGATGAGATGTTGTAACAGGTGGAAATAATCTTAATTTATTATTTTTAATCTCGTAAGAAAAATGTGAAATTCTTGTATATATACTGTCTTCAAAAGACATGGCTTGAAGTTTATTATGCCACGCTGGAACAAGTTCAAAACTTGCATCATCAGCAAATTGTCCATATTGGTGAAGATTGCCTACAACATTCAATCCACCATAATATCCATAAAACCTCCACATAGCATGAGGAGTCTTATAATAAACTTTCTTTATGGTGATTCTTTTTTTGTCAGCACTAGATCCCAGTTTTTGATAATAATGAAGAGAGGAGCCGGCAGATTGGACCGATTTATCATAAATAATTTTTTGTAAATCGTAATCTTGTATGCTGGCAGTTGTGTTGAAGGAGGCTGAATAAATAGGTGTTGAACCACCAAGCCCCACTTCATTTGATACTGTATCACCTACTCGTTTGGTATAACCAAGCCTGAATTTTGGATATCTTAAACCAACATCCGCGTCACCCAGACTAGAGGACAAAGCGTCTCCTGACTTAAGCTGACCATGGTGGTCAAAGGAGCCGGTGGAACCACCCAACAAGCTTGGAAGAGCATTCTTTGCCTGATGTGTGTTAACAATATAAGAATATTCGAAGACAGACTCTTCATAGGCTGCATAAACATTCTGTTCGGTTATTTCGATATCCAAGACATCGCCGCCGAGCTTTCTATATGTATAAGAGACCTGTGTGACAGCACCGCTGACAAAATCTGCATCATGCAGGGCGCCATTTGTTGCATATATGCCAAATGGTAAATTAGCAGCCGTAACATCGCCGGATGAACCAGTGGATGCCAATACAATGGCACTAGTTGTACTTCTAGGTGTTATTGTTGGAGTCGCCATTAAATTATATCTCCTCGGATATAATTAGTTGAACGCCCTGTAAAAACACTATTCTTTCTTCTTTGTGCTTTTTTTGGTTGTTTTTTTTCTTGAAGCTGGTTTCTTGGTGGCTTTAGAAGTTGTTTTCTTTTTTGTTTTCGTTGGCTTTTTAGTAGCTTTGCTCTTTGTTTTCTTCGGAGCAACAGGAGCAGGCTTTTCTACTACCGGTTTTGTCTCAACAACTTCTTCTATAGTAACCTCTTCTGTAGCTTCCTGTTTCGTTGTAGGAGCTAAATATCTGGCAAACTTACTGGCGAATTTCTTACCAAACTTTAAAGGTCTTTTCATCGCTCTTCTTTTCTTTCCCATGGGAACCTCTCTTTTGTTATATTATAAATAGTTGAAATAAATAAAAAAACCCCACCTCCCGAAGGAAGTGGGGTTTAATGTTTAGATGAGATTAGAGTTGTTATTAGGCTAAAGCCATTCCACCATCAAGTACGGTCGTGCCGTGGCAGTAGAAGTAAGTTCCGTCACAAACAACATCTACAAAGTCACCAACAGTATCAGTTGCGTTGGGGATAGTGATGGTCGTATGACCCGTGCTACTGGGGCCATCGGTGTCGGTGTCTGTCTCCAACTCATTAATTAATGAGCGCAATATATTGGTATCAGCAGAAGTCTTCTCGGTGATAATATAATCATTGCTTGAACAATTGGTACCAACAACAAACTTACACCACCAGCCTTTCCCAGCGTCAGCTACAGAAGGCAGTGTCACGGTGAAGCCAGTGGCAAGATCAAGTGTAAAAATTGTCCCACAGTCAGCGACTGTAACGGAGTAGGCCGCAGTTAAACTTTGTACCTTTTTTCTCTGTGCTGCATATCTTCCTAATTTACTCATCTTTTTAAATCTCCTTTTGATTTAGGCTTAAACCTTAATTCGTTTTTCTATTATAAATAGTATCAACTTTTGCAATGTGCCATAAGAAACAAAAAAACCCGCCCTGAATTAACAGGACGGGTTAATTTATTGCTCGTTAGCTATTGTTTAGCTAGCACCACTCTCACCGAGTAGGCCGCGAACGATAACTACACCATACATATCGGCTCGAACCATCTGCTTGGCATATCGAGTCATCACGCCCTTTCTGGGCACGAAGTCTTCAACACCGAAGATCGTCGGAGTGACTTGCAGGGGTACATATGGAGCATAGACGTAACCAGTCTCAAGGAATGATCCGCCGTTGCGTCCAACAAGACACAGATTGCGTGGGAAATACGGATCAACGTATACATCCCATTTTCTGCTCATAGCACCAACTTTCACTGTACCAACAGTTCCACGATCATCATCACCAGTTACACTAGCTCGGAAGCCAGAAGTAAACTCAAGGATGTTCGCAACTTCGGGTGAGCAAACAATAAAGGTTGCACCGCCGCGAAGCGTTTTACGATGGATCTGTGCAGATACATCATTAATGGTTTCAGCAAGAGTCTCGTACCACTCACTAACTGTACCGGTAAAGTCCGGTGCGGCTGCGGTTGCACCAAGCTCAGTGCCCTTAATTCGATCTACAAATAGACCGGGTGAACGTGACCAGTAGTAAGTACCAGCAGAGCCACCTCGAACGAGATCGTTCAAGATTTCTCGGTCAATCTCAAGAGCAACTTGCTCAGAGAGAATACCAGTAAGCTCAACTTCAGCATCAAGATTATGATAAGCGTTGAGATCCTGACCTAACTCAGGTGTCCACTTGGCTTTCAACTTCTTGGTCATTGCTGTGACAGCTACACTGTCGACTTTGATGTCAATTTCTGGCATCAGGTCGCGTGAAGCGCCGTCAAAAGTAGCAGCAGAAGCACCAGCACCCTCAAGTCCCCAGTCTTCTGCACCAACAACGGCACCAGTTGCATTAGCAGCTGCGAAGTTGTCCTTCAACGGATAGTAAACCCTCAAAACGGCTGCCATGTCAAAGTTGGAACCAGTATCACCTTGGCAGTAGAATGTGATATACTGGGCTTCAGAATTGGTAACGACATTGCCTGCGGCATTACGATAACCAAGCTCAGTAAGGCGTCGGAGAACTCGTATGTCACCAGCGCCGGCATCCATTGCGGAGCCATCAGTCTCAGCAAGGTTTATGGCTGTTAAATTATCGAGATTAATCTTAGCCATTTCAGTAACCGGAAGCTTGATAATAATAACACCAACTTCATCAGTACTAGTTGAGCCAAGAACATCTGGGTCAAACCTAAGCAGTTTTTTCTGTGCTTCAGTCAAAGCCGAGATCGCGACTGGGCCGGCATCGAGGGCGTTAAGCTGAGCTGTGGAGTTTCCAGCATCAATAAAGTCATTATCGGACATAGCTGCCTCTGTAGAATTGTTGCCCTCTGTAAGTTCAAAAGAACCAGTTGGACTAGAATAACCTGTACTAAGGTTATAAAAGCTTCCTGTAATGCCTTGACCTTCATTGCCCGCAGTACTGATACCGCCGGTCAATTCGGAGCCAACAACACCGCCACCATAGATTGATTCGCCGGCGACGTACATGCCTTGACTAGCTGATCTGGAATTGGCATAAGTAAAGTCCAGAAAGAAAATCAGACCAGAAGGCAAGCTCATGGGCTGAACGCTAACTAAGTCGTTAGCAATAAGTCCACCGAATACACGACGGACGATTGGGAACGCAACAGCAGCAAAACCTTCTACATCACCACCAGCCATTGAAGAAGCTTCACGAAGAAGTTCTTTAGCTTGGTTCTCTAGAAGGCGTGCCATACCATTACGTTGTGAATCGCTTTCGAGACCTTCCAAAAGTCCAGTTGCTTCCCACTTATTAAGCAGAGCAGCACCTTCCTTCTGGAGATCGCGATTAACGATTCCTTCAGTAAGTTTTTGTAATACACTCATTTTTAGAAATCTCCTTTAATTTCATTTGTTATTTATACCCGCTAATCGTTGTAAACGAGTTCGGGTTGAGTCCGGCATATCTGACTGTGGCTCTTTTCGGCGCCCCGCCAACAAGGAAGAAGTTCTTTTCTCAACTGCCTCACTCAGTGATTTTGGTCCACGTCGTTTTGACATAGATCCCACTGCGCTTTCAAGGGTCTCAAAAATAACCTTAGCCTCTTCTGCCGAACTTATATTAGAAATAGCGTCGACAATTTTTTGTTTTTGCCGCTCATTCAGGGAGGTGCTACTTAATATTTTATTTGTATAAAGCAATCTCGTATTAGAGAGAGCTAGTTCATCGAACTTTTCTTTAAGAGAAGAAACCACGTCTTTATACTGTTCTTCTCGTTCTTGGTATGTTTTAACAGCTTCTTGAAGTTTATTCATTTTATCTTCAAGTTCTTTATTCTCTTTCTTCAATTTATCTTCATCCTCGTCGAGATCTTCTTCATGAGCCAAACGAGCCAAATCTTTTTCTACCTCAAAATCAGCCTCTTTTCTTGGTCGACCCGGCCAACCACCTGAAGATGATTCCATATCAACAACGACTTTTTCCAGAAGATCTTCAAGTTCTTCTTCGGTGAGATCAAGTTCAAAGTCTTCTTCTAAATCTTCCTTTCCTTCTTCATTGACCTCGCGATCAAGATCCTCCTCAAGGGCAGCTGCTGCAGCCACTTCGTGAGGTTCGGGAGAGCCAAGCTCTTCTGAACTGTCGCCAGTTTCAATTTTTTCAAGTTCACTCTTGATATCAGACAGGTTTAATTCTATTTCATCTTCCTCGTCCGGACATGCACAAAGGTCTTCGCCATCTGTGGCAGCAAGAGGGGCATCTATTCCCACATCTCCTACTTCCTCTTCGTCTTGTTCTAAAAGCTTTTCAACAGCGTCTTTGATGTCGTCAGAATACTTCTCAATTAAAGTTTCCTCCGCGTTTTTCACTGCTGCTTCTCTGAGCATTTTGGCGTCAATGACTGCCTGTTCTAACATAGATGACATAGTAAACTCCTTGTTCCTCTGATATATTGAGTCAAATTATAAATAAGTGTTCAAAATAAATAGTATATAATATCATTAAATGCCCTTTTTATGCTGCTTGGTGCGTTTAATGACTTACCCAGCTTCAAGTGCTGCCACTCTTGCCGTCAATTCCTGTACAGCTTTGACCAAAACTGGGACCAAAACATCCCTTGAAGCAGTCATATAGATGGTTTCACCCGTTTCTGGATCCACCTGATCTTCACTTCCATCTGCTGCTGAAGGGAAGGCCTCTTGTAACTCTTGAGCAATGAGCCCTGCCACGCAATGAACATCATTTTTTATCCAATCAAAGTCGCGAACTTTGATATCGGCGATGATCTCCAGTGCGTCTATAGTAGTATCGACAATGTTCTTCTTAAGCCTTCTGTCGGACGCATCAGCTAGCTGGAACGTTCCACTAACATTTTTTATTGAACCCACAGCGGTTCCGTCACCATCCTCGGCATAAAGATAGTGGGTTGTGCCCGAACCGTTGTCTGCTCCGCCACGAGCCTTGATAGCATACCTATTCTGATTTCCACCATTATTATCTACAAATAAACCATATGCGCTAGCTTTATTAGCCAAAATATAGGCACCTCCGGCGGGAGCATGGAGAGTGATAGCCCCCTGTCCAGTGCCTTGAGTGTTGTGGAGGTAGATAGACTCGCTTGTTCCTCCGTCTGTGTGTAGATATATTGCTTTTGCTGCACCCAAACCTGATAGGAGTTCGATCCTGCCAACGTCGGAAGTTACTTGAATTGACGCAGCGCCATCAGTAGCTGATGTGCCTGTATCATTGAGAACAGTAATTGTGGAAGCCGTGTCGCCATCTGCTGTTATATTGACAGCATTGGCTAGATCAGCAGTCGAACGAATTCCCACGCCGCCAGCAGTTGCAAGAAGTTGAACCGCAGCGTCTCCTTCTGTGACACTAGTACCAGCCGTGTTCGTTACAGAATATTTTTCACTTCCAGCCGTTCCATGTGGTGCTATGATTGTTTCCACTGCACCATTCTTGCCCAGCTTCAATGTTTGACCATCAGCCAGAGCAGCACCAACTGTTATAGAAGCAACAGTTGAGTCAATCGCTACTCCCTGATAGGCATCTATATCAAGAGCGCCGTCAATAGTAAACGTAAGATCGGCTGCAGCAGCGGCA